AACCACAAGATCGTCAGCATTGAGAAGGTCGGTCACGACCACGTCTATTGCCTGACCGTACCTGCGCACGGGAACTTCGCGATCGTTACCGACCCAGATCGTCGGCGCGGAATCTTTTCTGGAAATACCGGGGCCATAGGAATTGGGAAGGGGCTAGTAGTAAACGAACCCGTCCTGACCCCGACCGGGTGGAAGCGCAACGGAGACCTCTGTGTCGGTGACGCGGTTATCGGGTCGGATGGTGCGGCCACGACCGTCACGGGGGTATTCCCGCGCGGAGTCATTCCGGTCTACCGCGTGACCTTCTGCGATGGAGCGAGCGTGACCGTGGACGGGGAGCACCTGTGGTCGGTGCAAACCCCGTGCGGGAAGCAGCGAGGTCGACCGTGGCGGATCATGGCAACGGAGGAGCTGGTCGAAGCGGGCGTCAAGAACGAGCGCGGGCAACGGAAGTGGCACATCCCCGTCCTGACGGCACCAGTTGAGTTCGCCCCTGTCGAGTTACCCATCCCGGCTTACGCCGCGGGCGCCCTCATCGGGGACGGAAACCTCTGCTCGGGCGGTATCAAGATCAGCGGTGCGGACGCGGAGTTACTGGAGGAGGTGATTTGCGAGACCGGCTTAACGGCGAATCACATCCCCGCGACCTACGACTACCGACTCGTATCCGGCCCTCGCGGAGGTCGCGGAAACAATCCGGTTCTCGACCAGATCCGAATCCTAGGCATGGACGTGCGAGGGGAGTGCAAGCGCATACCTCCGATCTATCTGCGCGCCTCCGTTGAAGATCGCCTCCGACTCCTGCGTGGCCTCATGGACGCCGATGGATGGGTACAGAATGCAGGAAAGTCGAGCCTCATCTCTACGTGCAGCCCTGGTCTGGCCGATGACATTGTGTCACTGGTTCAGTCGTTGGGCGGGATCGCTCGATCTCATACAAAGCCCACGTCCGGTCGAATGGCGCACGTCGTCGACATCAACCTTCCGGAATGCCCGTTCTTCATCCGCCGGAAAGCCACTGAGTGGCGCCCGGCAGGGAAGTACACACCTCGTCGGATGATCGAAAGCATCGAACCGGCGGGAATGGACGAGGTCGTGTGCATCCAGGTCGATGCACAAGATGCGTTGTACGTTGCGAACCACTGCGTCGTGACGCACAACACCACGATCGCGATGGCAGCGATGGCCTACAAGCTCTACTACATGAGCTGCCTCCGAAACCCGGCAACGTATTACGGCCTGCTCCCCGAAGACCTCATCGTCTTTGGCATCTATTCGATCACCAAGCGGCAGGTGAACGACGCCGGCTACTCGAAGCTCCGTCAGTACATCGACTCGTCGCCCTATTTCCGCTACGAGTTCCCGCGCAACACCAAGATCGACTCGACCCTCCAGTTCACCAAGCAACAGATGCAGGTGGTGGCCGGTTCGCAGCAGATGCACGCCCTGGGCCTCAACCTCTTCGCGTTCGCGATGGACGAGGTGAACTTCATGCGCGTATCGCGCGACGTTGACTCGGGCGTCGCCGCCGGTCAGGCCTACGAACTCTACAACGCCACGTACACTCGTCTCCTCTCGCGCTTCGCCCGCCCAGGCGGCGTGCTGCCGGGACTCATGCTGCTCATGTCGTCGCGCAACAGCCAGACCAGCTTCCTCGAAGAGCGCGTGAAGAAGACGCGCGGGTCGAAGCATACGCTCGTCAGCGACTACAAATTGTGGGAGTGCAAGCCGGCCCACTTCTCCTCGGGCAAATGGTTCCGCGTCGAAGTCGGTGACCGGTTCAGTCGTTCCCGGATCCTAAGTGACAAAGAGTCGCCGCGGAAGGACTCCGACGTTGTCGACGTTCCCGGCATCTTCCGCCGTACGTTCGAGGAGGACGTCGACCAAGCGCTGCGCGACGTGGCCGGCGTCGCCACGTTCAACTTGTCGCCGCTGATCCAGGACCGTAGCTCGGTTCGGGACGCGATACGGGAGAACCTCACGCACCCGTTCACCCGTGATCGAATAACCATCGACATCGAAGACGACGTGCTCATCCAGGAGTTCTTCGACAAGAAGGTCGCGTGCAAGGTGGTGAAGAGCCGGTGGAAGCCCCGGATCAACGCCACCCTACCGCGGTTCATCCACATCGACATCGGCCTCACGGGCGACTGCCTTGGGTTCGGCATGGGTCACGTTGCGGGCATCGTTCGCAACGAGCGTGTCGACACGGACGACGGCACGAAGTATGTTGAGGAGAACCCGTTCGCGATCTTCGACATCCTACTCCGGATCGTACCGCCCCCGGGGTCCGAGATCGACCTGTCGAAGGTCCGGTCGTTCATCAAGTTCCTCGGCAAGCTCTATCCGATTGCCCGTGTGACCTTCGACGGGTTCCAGTCTCGGGACTGTATGCAGCTCTTGAAGAAGGCCGGATTCGACACGGCCCTGCTTTCGGTGGACCGCGACGACGAACCTTACCTCATGCTCCGGTCCGGCCTCGTCGACCGACGCGTGGCCTACTACGAGTACGACCCGCTCATCGACGAGCTGCTAGACCTGGAGCGGGACCCGTCCCGGCACAAGGTCGACCACCCCGCTCTGTCGTCCACTGGCAAGCGGGGCTCGAAGGACGTGGCGGACGCGGCAGCCGGCGTCATGTGGCACCTCGTCACGGACGAGCGGGCCATTGCCCGGGCCCCGATGTTGGACGTGGCGGACAGTCGGTCGACCCGTCTGGTTGATCCGGCGACCCCGCCCGAACGAACGCGTGCGGTTGTCGCGAGAGGTGGTAACGTGTCCTGGAGCAAACTACGAGACCGCACGCGTTCGGTTTGACCGCCGCCCCCCTGCCGGTCTACTCTTCGAGCTGTTGAAGTGAGGTGACCCATGCCCGAGAATGAGCGACAAGATACCGGCCGGAGCATGCCGCAGTCTGACCCGCACAGCGCCCCGTGGTACACGCGCCTCATGCGGTACTTCGGCGGCGCTTCGCACCCCAGGTCCGCGGGTGACCTCATCATCGACGCCGACGACCTCGACGACTACGCCGAGGCCAGCGCGTTGTCGAAGTGGTGGGACCGTCAGTTCACGCTCACGTCCGAGCGCAAGGCCCGGTACCGCATCTACGACGAGATGGACACCTACGACCTCGTCCAGATGGTGCTCGACGTCTATGCCGAGGAGGCCACGCAAGCCGATTACGACAAGCGGCGCGCGGTATGGATCGAGTCGAAGTCGAAGGAAATGATGAAGCGCGGTGACGAGTGCCTCCGCAATTGCCAGATGGAGGATAGTCTCGCGCCCATCGCTCGCGCCATGTGCAAGTACGGGGACCGGTGGCAGCGGTTGCTGTACTCCGGCGGCAAGGGCGTGCTCGGGTGGCAGCGGGCCCCGGCCCCGAGCATGAGCCGCATCGAGGACAAGTACGGCCGTCTGGTCGGGTTTCAGGAGACCGGCAAGAAGTTCCGCAACAAGTCGAACGAAGTGAGCTGGCCCTGGGATTACGTTCACTTCCGCCTCATGGGACGGTACGAGGAAGCGGGCTACGGGTCGTCCGTTCTCGACGCCCTGTTCCGCCCCTGGCGCCAGCTCATTCTCTCTGAGGATAGCATGCTCATGTACCGGCTGCGGCGCGCGGCCGACCGCAACCTCGTACTCATCGACGTTGGGGACATGGAGGAGCACGAGGCGCTCCAGTGGGTCAACCACTGGCGGAAACGGTTCCGCAAGCGCGAGTTCGTCGACCCTGCCAGCCCCAGCTACAAGAAGCAGTTCAACCCGCTCACCCCGCTCGAAGACATATTCATGCCTAGCCAGGAAGGGCAGAATACGCGGATCGAACAGCTCAGCGGCAGCGGCAACGTGGGGGAAATCTACGACGTCGACTTCTACACGAACAAGTTCTTCGGAGCGGCTAAGGTTCCGAAGGCCTACGCGGGGTTCGAGGGCGACGTCAACGCCAAGGCGACCCTCATGCAGCAGGACGTGCGATTCGCCCGCACGATCAAGCGAGTCCAGAAGGCGCTGATATACGGCACGCGGACCCTGCTCGATATTCACTACACCCTGCTCGCCCAGGACGAAGGCGACCAGACCTACGACTTCTCCAAGCCCGAGAAGGCCTACATCGTGCAGATGAGTCCCATCAGCTTCCTCGACGAGTTCGAGCGTCTGGAGCTGGTTCGCCTTCGTCACGAGATTGTCGAAGCGCAGAGCCGGTTGGCGACCGAGATGAATCTCGACCCGCGCGTGTGGGCGACCTACCTCCTGCTCCACTACGCCAAGCTCCCCGAGGACTTGGTGCTCAAGCTCATCGCCAAGACCGACGTCGACGCTGAAAAGAGGGCGCCCGGCAAGAACCCGTTCGAGAGCGAGGAAGCTATCAACCGACTCAAGGAGCGGTTCACCGAGGAGCAGGTGGGCCAGATCCTCGACATCGACAAGGATCAGAAGAACGGCATCTACGAGCTGAGCCTCAAGGAGCAGGTTGAGGTGGCGCACGCCGTGCACAAGAGCGCCAGCCTGCGGAAGATCATCGGGGACATCGCATTCTACCACGAGGACGACATCGTCGAGGCCTCGCTATGGCAGACGGACCCCTCGTGGCTCCCGATTACCGTCAAGGGCCGCGACCTGACCGACGACCTCGAAGCTGGTAAGGCGCGTGAACAGCTCAACGAGGACCTCGAAAAACTAAAGAAGCGGAGCACGAACCAAGTCAACGACTGAGGAGGCCACCGCCGTGTCGCTACTACGAATCCCGAACCTGCACGGACGCAACGCCGCGACGATGCGGAGGATCATCGCCAAGACCGCGGCAGAGACCGGATCCACTGAGCACGCCATCGGCATCATGATGAGCGTGTTCTTGGAGGAGCTGGCCTACGAGGTGGCCAAAGGGAAGTCAGTCGTCATCCCCGGGTTCGGTCAGTTCTCGTCGTACACTTGGGTCCCGAAGAAGGACGGGCTCGAACCCTACTCGCGCCCTGTGTTCACCGCCGCCGCGGCGTTCACCAACACCGTCGCGGAGCGCGTCCCTCCGGACGAAGAGCGCGTGCGTCAGATCGTCGAGTACCGCCGTTATAACCGACGAAAGAAGTCTAATCAGAAGCAGCGCGTGCACACCGCGCTGGGCGGGTTCCGGATGAAGCTCAAGCGACAGAGACCGCCGCAATGATCCCCGAACCCCACTACGATCCCGAAGGCCTATTTGTATTCGCGCCGAGCTTCATGCTGGCTGCGCAGATCGAGGAAAGTGGTGAGCGACTTGACGAAGGAAAGGCTCTAGGCACGGCCGCGGATGCGGATCTCGTCCTCAAGGACGACCTTACGATGAAAGCGGCGTTTGATCCGAAGGGATACGCCGCAGAGCGGAAGAAGGGCGTCACGGTCGGGCGGCGGAAGCTCAACGAGATCATGGCCAACACCGAAGACGAACTCAACGAGCTGGTTGTGGACTACGAGCAGGGCGACATCGAAGAAGACGAGCTGCGGGAGGAAGCGAAACTGGCCATGCGCAAGGCGTGGCGCGGGGCCTACCTCGCTGGTGTGCGGTCTGGCGGCGTCCCGGGGCAGAAGGGTAAGGGCAAGGAGTTGGTCACGCTCGACCCGAGTGACCAGAAGTGGATCAAGGGGGCCGTCGCGCACGAGATGCGGTACTTCAACAAGTTCCTGTCCGCCATCGTTGAAGGCACGTACAAGCTGCCGCTGCCGAAGCGCGTGAGCATGTACGTCAAGGCTCTCACCGCGTTCTACGATAGCGCCCG